TTAACATTACGTATAGAAGATACATATAAAGACGTACCATCTTTTGCTTTAACAAGTGTAGAAGGTACAGTGTATTGGGCCCAAGTTCCATCTTGAGAAACATATTCAATAGGTCCTGTATAGATATCAAAAAGCTGTACACTTTTAATAGTATTAGGTGCTACACCACTAGCAAACTCTCTCATATCAATACGAAGAGTACTAGAAGATGTGCCTGGAGTAACATAAGCCCATTCAACTTGGCCAGCAAGTGTAGTTGCATCAGAAGCATTCCATGTAGGAAGAGACATATAACCTCCAGTTCCTGCTGTATAACCACTAGGGAGCATAAACAATGTATCTATACCTGCCACTTGTGCAAGCAATTGGGGAAGATCTCCACCATCTATCGTTTTATTACGATTAATGTCTGCGGCATATAATGACTGTCCAGTTTTGATACTTTGGCCATTAGATCCGTCCAGTCCCATTGAAGTAAATTCACCCTGAGCTGTAGTAAAATCAGATATAGTGATTGCATTACCATATATAGTATACAACTTATCCATATCGTGCATTACAGTAACCTCATACACTTTATTATTTGCTAAAGAAGCTTGATTAATATCAACCTCTCCTGTAGAAGTAATGGGAAATAATACCCCTGTATTAGTAAGAGTATCTCTAAAAGAAACTCTTAAGTTAGATAGATTAAATAAATTAGAGTTTAGATCAACCTTAGCAGATACATACTTACCATAGTTTTGGTTCATAGTAACTGCAGTGGATAAAGGAGCTTCCATTGTAGTAGCATCATAGACACCATTAGCTGTCCAACCAGCTACAAAGTTTAACTTAATAGGATTAAATGTATATGCTGTAGAAGCAGCTTTAAGTCTAAACTTAATCTTAATTAAATCACTATAACTACTATAAGGCATAGCTGAATTAGTAGCCCATGATAGAGTAGTTCTTAAAATAGCATTAAGTCCACCTGCACCATTAAAAGTATAATTGGCGTATTGATAATTAGTAGTACCGTTACTAGTATTATTAGCTGCTGACCCAGAAGTTATTGAGTTCCAAGTGTAGTTAGGATAGTTATAATATGATAACTGAATATTAGAACCTTGTGGAAGAATGCCACCATTACCCCCGGTACCAGTGTGAGCTACAGATACAATCTCAAAATTCACATGATCATACATGATATCAAATAACAACTGACGTGTTGTGTTGTTATTCATACCATTACCATAAATGATATAATCAAAAGTTTCTCCTCTGTTAAGAGAAGAACCTCCAATAGATGTAGCAGCTTTAAACTTAATCTGACCATAAGAAAGTGTCGTGATAACACAAAAAAATGTCACAAAAAGAGACGTAATAAGTTTATTCATTATAATAGTTTATTTACCAATGAAACAGAAGCTTTCTTTAGAGCTGAACTTAAATTTTGTTGGTTAAACTTACCACCTTCGTCTACTAGTAAAGCAGACATGCTAACCTCATCAGCAGATTCCTCAACAGTTATTTTCTTCTCAAGTTTACCATCTTTGTATAGGTATCCTCTAAGTCTAATAACAACTGATTCTTTATTATTATGTAATACTGAAAAACTAGATTGTGTTTTTAATACATCTAGATATATTATCTCTGCTGTAATTTTAAGACTAGCAGCTGTATCTAGTTCATAATCTTTTTCTTGAACTACCTCTTCTAAAATATTCTTTAAGCCAAACTCTAGATTTCTATTACCGGCTAAAGACCCAACAACGACTTTATTACTTACAGAAGATATATTTATCTTTTTAGGTTCTTCATACCAAATATTATTTGGATTATTTTTAAACGTACCATCAATTCTCCATTCAATCCAGTTAGAAATAGCCAAAGTCTTTTCTTCATCTCCTAAGAAATGTAGATATAGCATATAACTTTGAAAAGATAATGCAAATACTATCCATAGTCCAGCAAAGACTATAAAGGCTTTACCTATAAGGTCAAAAATCCTTTGGCCATAATTAATTACAAGTGCTCTCATATATTTATATATTAAAGAGAGCTAAGTAAGTATTACCTTCCTTGCCCCCTATATTTACTAACTTTTTTAGCTTTAGGACCACTACTTTTACGTAAACGTCCTGTTTTTCTTTTTCCAAAAGTGACTTTTTTTGAGTCACCTGCTTTAACTTTAGCCATTGCTTAGTTTTTATGTAAATGAAGTTGATAAAGCTGTTGCTACTAATGTTGGACTAGCTGTTTTAGCAGTATTAGATCCTGGGTAAAACGAAAGGTATTGGTATAATAAAATAGTTGTTGCTACACCATATACAGCTTTACCTGTTGTAACTCCTGAAGCATTGATATTAAATAAACAATTACCAACAGTAGCTATAGATCCTGAAACATTTAATGCAATACCATGTCCATTAACTTTAGTATTACTAATAATAGATCTTGTAACAATAATAGTTCCTCCATACACTTCAATTGCTGCATCTCCAGTAGCATCTATTTCAGAGCTATCTAGAGTTACAACAGCTGTTGCCCCCACTCTAACAACTTGTACGTTAGACCCACTAGTTTCAATATCTGTCATGTAACATCCACCAGTTCTAGCATCTACACAATATACATCTCCTGTACCACTATGAGTTAAGTGAGCATCGTTTAAGTGTAATGTGCTTCCTGATCCTGAGTTGTCTATATAAATACCAGAACCTGTAGTTCCAGATGCATCTACCCAAATGTCTTTTAAGAATACTTTCTGAGGATTAGTTCCTGTAGAATAGATACCCTTACCATTAGATGGTGCAATGATTCTTACATTAGCCATCATAAAATGGTTTTCAAATGTAGAACTAGCACTACCATTAAATGTAATAGTACCAGTAATATTATAAGAACCATGTGTTCCTGATCCAATACTAGTTAACCAAATACCACCTTGTGTAAAAGTTACATTTTCAGTAATGTTACTTAACAATACTATAAATGCAGGATTGCTATCATTATAACCTGAAGCTACTGCTGCATTATATGCATCTGTTATAGTATTAAAAGGAGTTAAAATATTACCTGTTCGGTTATATCCTTCACTTGTTCTTGTACCATCAACATATATAGTTGATTTTGTACTCTTATTTAAATCAACATTACCATCTATAATGGTATTTACTGAAAGTCTAAACTCTGTTGAATTAAAAAGTTTTTTTACGGGTTGTCCTACATACTGTATTAAATTTTTCATATTTGCTTTTAAGTTATTAATTCATAGAATTCCTTAAAATGCTTAATACGATCTGGTAATCCAATAGTACCGCCATTAACACGTTTAGTAATTTTAGTTACTACTTCTGCACTAGATCCTGTATCAGCAATTAGACTTAATCCATTCTTTTTCCAGAACCAAGCAGCAGAAGATAATGCATGCTTAGAAGATACTAAATCTGGATTAGCAAGAATATCATCTTCTACAGCTAGATCAAATGCTGTATAGTTTTGTTTACCAGTTAACTGGATATAACCACGTCCACGGAATTTATATCCTTCACCTGAAGCTTCTAAACCGTTACCCATACGACCACCATAAACTTTGTTAGCAATCTTTTGTGGTTGACGAGCATATGCATTAGCTAATGCTTCTGTAGGAAAGTATTTCTTGAATGTACCCATAAGACCCTTAGCTGAATAGTTAAGATTCTCTTGAGTTAATCTAAATCCACCTGATTCATGACCACACTGAGCTAAAAAATGAGCCAATCTTAATGGTGTATTAACACCAAAGTTTTCCATTACACCAGGGATCTGTGCAATAACAGTATCCGGGATGTGTCCTTTTAGTTTTTCTAAGTTCATATATAGTGTGTTTATTACTTCTTCTTACTAACACCACCAGTCTTAATCTTTACTGATGTTTTCTTAACTTCTTTAACAACTTGAGCAGCAGCAACTGCTTTCTGAACTTTAGTTCCAAATAAAAACTTCTTAACTAATTCAATAATCTTTTTCATATTATTTATTTTTTTTACCGATTTTCCAGTATGTTTGGAAACCGTAAGATATGTTACCATTTATATCAGATCCGGCTTTAAGTCCGTAGATCTTATCAGTTTTAGTCTTTAGAATAACTCCTGCTTCTGCAGAATGTAATCCTAATGTTTGTGTTGTATTAACACCACCCCCAACATACAATTGTGTCTTAGCTGGAGCTTGGTTAGTAATTGTTACCGTTTTGGTAACAAAAGGTATTTTATAATTATACTTCCAGGATCTTCCTTTGATACCGTTTTCTTGAATTGTATCTGTCACTGTAACATAGCCTAGTGTATCTAGCTTTACGCTGTCTACATAAATAGCTAATGCTGTATATTTTCTAACAAGATCATCAAACTGCACCTTTAGAGCAGCATAATTAGTATCAGCTAAATATTCTGTTTTACCCTCAATAAATAAACTGTCATGAATAATCTTAGCCGGCTTAGGTTTAGAAAAAATCAAACTATCTCTAACTGACCAAGTGGTATCATGTACTACAAGAGTATCAGACCCAGATCTAACGCCTCCGCCTACACAACCTTTATTCTGTAAAAGAACAAAGACTACTAGTACACCTATAATGAAAAAATATATCTTATTCATCTACCTTCTTTTTAAATGAGAACTTATCACCCGTGTCACCAATCAATGCTGCTATACAGATGTACATTACAGCGTCAACTAAAGCGTCCGAAGGTTTAACATCACCATGAGAAAAGCTATTAGCTGTTAGTGTTATACATAGAAACAATGCACACATAAAACCTACTACTGGTTTAATAGAAGTGGAACCACGTTCATCTTTAAAAAGATCTAGAGCCCATTGTTTAAAAGTCATACTTAATTGTTTTATATTTGTTATCCGGCAGAATAGCTACAAGTGATTGATAATCATTAAGATGCTTAATAGGAGTAGCAGGAAAACCTGCTGATTTAAACAACTGACGTTCTAAATTATCTATTCTGGTCTTGTCTATATTAGACTGAGCCATTAGCAACTTTACATCAGATTTAATCTCGTTTACATCATTCCAGATAAGCAAACTAACAAGAGATACAAGTGTTGGGAATACCCACACCTTGAATGCTGCTATAGATGGGTTCTCTTTGATCATTTAGGTTTCTATTTTAAAAGTTTGAACTCATAAACAGAACCAAATGGTTTCTTTAGACTGATAGTCAACGTGTTAGGTACAATCCCACCGTTAGCGTCTCTACGTACAAAGTAGCGTAGTCCTGTTGGTTGGTTAACAACTACCTTTCCTCCACCTGCTGCAACATTTTGTGCAGGAATAAGGATTGAATCTGCAGGAATGTTAGCTGGAACAGTAACAGACATCATTGTGCCAGGAATTGGGAAGCCTAAAGCGTCTTTCTGGGCATAAAACTTTTTAGCCATGGTATAATTAATTTATATATAAATATCAGAAGTGTAAGATTTCTATAAACCCTACATTATAATATACAAAATATCTGTTAGAAAACCATCACATATAATATAATTTACATCCTTAAACATATAAACCATCAATATGAGTCATCAACTATGGACCACACTTATTAAGTATAGTGTTAGCCCTAATCAGATTTATTTCCTAGACTGCTGTAGAAGTAGAATTAAGCCAACTAACATCATCAATCCAGATGCTGAGGCTAATATCTGCAGAGCTAAGGGATATATTAACGAGCAGGGGGAGCTAACACAAAAAGCATTAGTAATTCTAGACGAGTTTGAGACTTTTCTTGTCAAAACAAAGAAAAAAATAGCTACAGAAGTGCTAGGTGACAAGTTTTTAGAAAAGATTGCATATTACAGGGAGTTATTCCCGGCTCAGGCTTTACCGTCTGGGGCCATGGGTAGACAATCTGTAGAAGAGCTAAAGAAAAAGTTTATTGTATTCTTTAAAACTTATCCACAGTTTAACTGGCCCTTGGTTCATCTTGCCACTGACTACTATGTCTTTGAGAAAGAAAAAAAGGGATACATGTACATGATGAATAGTAGCTATTTTATACAAAAGACAGATAATATTAGCAAAACAACCAAGTCTGAACTAGCCGATCATTGTGAATTTCTACTAGATAATCCAGATATACTAAAACCTGCTTTAGCTAGTTATAAAGAACAAAAAAGTGTCTGGTTTCAAAAAGAACAGTAAAAATATTTTGTCAATTACTAGAATTATCTTAAATTTGAATTACAATAAAACAATCCAACATGGTTAACACACCCAACAATTATGAAGAGCTTAGAAAGATATTTGAGTCTCTTCCTACCGTAGATGATTCAAGATCCAGTCTACGTATTATAAACTTTGAAGTACTAAAAGGTATTGTAGATGACGCTACAAGAAAAGCTTATTTAACAGCAGGCATTGAGTCTTATACAAAGGCTAATGACATTATTAAAGAGGTTTTTAGTAAATCATTTCCTAGTTTATAATACAAACCTTTTATGGATCAAAAAATAGACAGACCTTATGGTGCTATTACGCATGCTGAAGGTTTACGAATAGGTCTAAAGTATATTAACGATAGACGTAAAGGACGGATTAAGTCCTTAAAAACACCGTGGGATGCTATTAACAATGCTACTATTGGTGGTATAGAATGGGGGAGCCTAGTTACAATTGGTGCTCGTCCTGCTGCAGGTAAGACTATGTTCATTAGTCACATTCTTAGAGAGTCTAAAAGACTTAATCCTGATCAAGAGTTTTCCATATTAGAGTTTCAGTTTGAAATGGGTGATGAGTCCTATGCTGCAAGAGAATTTGCGGCACAGGTTGCTATGGATTATAACGTAGTGCTCTCATCTAAAAAACAACTTGACGACTTTGCTTATGAGCAGATGGAAAATTATCTAAAAGAATCAGAAGAACTAGAAAGACTTGGTATTCAAAGAATACGTATTAAGAAGCCGCTCACTTCTCCTGACATGAAAAAAGCTATCCATCATTATTTTAATGAACTGGGTGGTAAACCAATGATTGTCACTATTGACCACAGCTGGCTTGTAAAGAAAGCAGCAGACGAGAGAGAAAAATTACAGACTCTATACAACATAGCAGATATGCTGATTGATGTAAAAAGAGACCTACCTGTAATTGTAATTATCCTTACACAACTTAATCGTACCATGGAAGATGTATCACGCAGAACTCCAGGTACAATTGCTAACTATCCTAGCTCATCAGATATATTTGGTGGTGACGCTCTTATGCAGG